GCACAGAATGAGCATGATGTGCCACATCGCAAAAATCATGGAAAAAGGTGATACGTTCCGCATGAATGTTGCGGACACGAAACCTTACAATGCCGATTTTGATGGGGATAGATCTTGTCCCAAACAGGTGGCTGCTCAATAAGTTGTAGATAAAACTTATTGGGAAAGACAGTGTAATATCTACTGGCGAGTGTATGAGCAAAGATACATTAGCTAATATAACCACCTAGTCGTTTAATAAAATCAATATAAAAAATATCTCGTAATACTAATAATGATACTGAATAAAGACGAAGAAGAACATGTCGTAGGTGAAATATACAAAATAACAAACATTGCAAATGAAAAGGCATATGTAGGACAAACACGTAGTCATAGATTGAATCACAATAAATATAGACCATTCGGATACAATAGTCGTTTCAAAGATCACATACATGAAGCATACTCAAGTAAGAAAAACCAATGTAGTTACTTGAACGCTGCTATAAGAAAGTATGGTGAAGAATACTTTATATGTGAACTAATTCATACCTGTCCAGTAGATGAATTAGATACACAAGAGAAGCATTATATCACAGAGTTTGAAACTAAATATCCAAATGGCTATAATTTAACAGATGGTGGAAGAGGATTTACAGATGTCAATGGGGACTATATTTGGAGAACAAATAAACCAGAACCCAAACCATCTACAACACCTCACATACGAAGTGACTATACTAAAAAGTTAATATCCGACAGGTTAAAAACGTTCTATAGTGACAACAAAGAAAGTTGTGAAAATAGAGCGAAAAACTCGAAGAAACAACACTTAGAAAAAAAATATGACCTTTTCAAAGACGTAATAATTGATGACGAAAAAATAGATAGTTATATTCGTATTCTTAGAAATAACACGAATAATAGTGAATATGTTCGAGTAGTTATCGATAAGAAACGAGTAACGTTTGTTAGTAAATATGAACCAATAACAGTATTAAAAGATAGAGCGAGACAGTTTATATTTGATTTAAAAAAACGGCAACATACCTTGATGCGGGAAACTCCTTAGAGCCCACGACTACCACCTCATAATGGAAACATAATGAGGGAACTCGGTTAATAGCCGAACCCAATGGTAATAATGTCGTGGGATTGGACAATCCGCAGCGTTACTAACTAAGTCCGTTATGATAGGATATGTTAGGCGTTCAGAGACTGAACGGGTATGGGTGAGTAGTGATGGTTTAACCAGCCTGAACTTGCTTAAGATACAGTCCGGCCCTCTGGGAAACCTTAGGGATTATGGAGATGAATTTGCACATGCCTCAGGATGTGGAGGCAGAAACAGAACTGCGCAGTTTGGCGGCAGTTCCATACCAAATGGTTAGTCCAGCCAATAATGCCCCTATTATTGGTATTTACCAAGATTCCATGCTTGGTTGTCATTTGTTTACACGTGACAATGTGACGTTTGAGAAGCGCCGTGCCATGAACTTGCTTATGATGTCTACAAAGATTGATGAGTCTAAGTTAATGAAAGACGGTCGTATTAGCAACTTTGACTTGCTTTCACAAATTATGCCACCCATGTCTTTGAAATATAATGCAAAGCCTTTGAATGATAATGACGACCCTAAGACTTCCAACAAGGTGCTTGAGGTGGTGGATGGTCGTTATGTTCGTGGACAGATGACCAAGGGAGTTCTTGGTGGTCCTGGTCGTGGATTATTGCAACGCGTTTGCAATGATTATGGTAACATGGCAGCAAGTAATTTTGTAGATGACCTACAGAATATTGTAACAGAATACCTTTGTAACACTGCATTTAGTGTTGGTGTTAGTGATTTGTTGTCGGACGACAAGACCAGTCATGATATTATTAAGGTAATTGATGGCAAGAAGAACAGTGTAAAAGACCTTATTGATCAGACACAACTAGGTGTGTTTGAGAACAATACTGGTAAGACAAATAAAGAAGAGTTTGAAACTCAGGTGAATAATATTCTTAATCAAGCCACTGCTGAATCTGGTAAGATTGGATTGAACAGTCTTGACAAGAACAACCGTTTTGTTACAATGGTTAATGCAGGTTCTAAGGGTAGTGATTTGAATATTTCATTCATGATTTCCTGTCTTGGCCAACAGAACGTTGATGGTAAGCGTATTCCTTATGGATTTGAAAACCGCACTCTTCCTCACTACACAAAGTATGATGATAGTCCTGGCGCCCGTGGCTTTGTAGAGAGTTCTTACATCAATGGTCTCACCCCTCAGGAGCTGTTCTTCCACGCAATGGGTGGTCGTGTAGGTCTTATTGATACTGCTGTAAAGACTTCTACTACTGGTTATATTCAGCGTCGTCTTATCAAGGGTATGGAAGATTTGAAAGTCAGTTATGATATGACTGTTAGAACAAATAAAGCTAAGATTGTCCAGTTTACATACGGAGATGATAACTTTGACCCTATTCGCGTAGAGAAGCAAATGTTCCATCTTGCTGATATGAGCATTCAAGATATCTACGCTCATTATAGTATTCCAGATGCTAAGGGTTCAAAGAGTATTATCGGGAATATATATGATGCTGAAGCTAGTCGTCGCCATAACTCCAAGAACCAGCGCGAAGCTCTACCAAAGAAGACAAAGCAGTATATTGATATGATGATTGACATGAGAAACGATGTTGTTGAAAAGGTCTTTAAAAACAAGAAAGAGGATCATATCTATTGTCCTGTTGGATTTACACATATTGTTAATAATATCGCAGGACAGCTAAGTATTACTGGCTCGTCAAAGGTTGATATTACTCTACTTGAGACATTTGAAATGTTGGAGAAGGGATATGCAGTTCTTGAAGGTATTCGTTCTGCGCGCCCTAATCGTCTATTCAAGATGCTTTACTACTTTAACTTATCACCACACACCCTTGTTGTTGTAAAGAGAATGAACAAGGCAGCAATTACTCTATTGATTGAAACGGTTATCATGACTTACAAGAAGGCGATTGTTAATCCTGGTGAGATGGTGGGTATGATTGCAGCTCAAAGTATTGGTGAACCAACCACACAGATGACGTTGAATACCTTTCACTTTGCTGGTGTGGCTTCTAAGTCAAATGTTACTCGTGGTGTGCCACGTATTGAGGAAATCTTATCGTTGTCTTCTGAACCAAAGAACCCTTCACTTACGGTGTTCTTACAAAAAGAGGATGAAGAAGAACGTGAGCGTGCACAGACAGTTATGAATATGTTAGAGCATACTCGTCTATTTGAGATTATTAAGAACATTGATATTTGCTTTGATCCTAATGATGATACTAGCAAGATTGAAGAAGACCATGCAACACTGCGTCAATATTATGAGTTTGAGAATATATTGGAAGAGTGTAATCAAGATAGTATTGGTTCTAAGTCTGAAAAATCTAAATGGATTATTCGCATGGAACTCAACGCGGACGTTATGCTTGATAAGAACATTACCATGGAAGATGTTAACTTTGCATTGAAGAATAGTTACCAAAACGAAATTAGCTGTGTCTATTCTGACTACAATGCAGACAAACTTCTCTTCCGTATCCGCATGAATGAGGTTGCAAAGGACGGAAAGAACCTAGGTTCCAAGGCTCAGCCTCTCGATCAATCTGACCAAATCTTTAAGCTTCGCAAGTTTCAAGAAGAGCTAATGAACAATATTGTATTGCGAGGAACAAAGGGTATCAGTAAGGTTATTATGCGTAAGATTAAAGACCATGCTGTCGAGAAGGATGGAAAGTTCCAAAAGAAAGACATCTGGGTCTTGGATACAGTAGGTTCAAATCTTCTAGACGTTCTTGGTCTTGATTTCATTGATTATCGTAAGACATTCAGTAACGATATTATTGAGACTTACAATATCTTTGGAATTGAGGCAGCCAGACAGGCCATTTACAATGAGCTTGTAGATGTTATTGAGTTTGATGGAACCTATGTGAATGCCCACCATCTTGGCCTTCTATGTGATAGAATGACGTATACTAACAAGATGATTTCCATCTTCCGTCATGGTATTAACAATGACAATATTGGTCCTATTGCAAAGGCATCTTTTGAAGAGACACCCGAGATGTTCTTGCGTGCAGCACGCCATGGTGAGCTAGATATGATGCATGGTGTATCTGCAAACATTATGTGTGGACAGGAAGGTTCGTTTGGAACAAATAGTTTCCAAGTATTCTTAGATATGAATGAGATGCAGAAGTTAGATGAAGTAGTAGAGTTTGATGGTATGACAGACGCAGAGCGAATTAATAAGATGTATGTAAAGGAAAATACAACCAATGAATGTAGCACAGAAAACTTGTCTATTTACAACAACGCTTCTAATATCAAGGTAACCGATATGGGCGATGATGATGACTACAATCCTGGATTTTAATGAATAATTAATAAAAATAATCATTTTGAATAAATAAAAATACATGTAAATACTGTATTTTTATTTAAAATATATCCGTTATGGTGTCGCTACATTAAAATAATAATGAATAGAGTTAAAGGTAACGTTTGAATATACATAGTAGATAAAAGTATATATTATTTATAATCATGACAGATACATTTTTTAATATTTGTCGACATGTTATAAAAAATCCTGATATTAATATCGATATTCGTGTATTTAAACTAAATACTATTAATGATGATACTGAACATTGTAATAACTCATGGTTTTACTCTAAGTTCATGCGCAATTGTATGTACAAGATGCAGGAGTACAAAGAGTTACGAAGACAGATAGGGTTTCGTGGGCTAGAAGGGATACCCGTTGGACTTCATGAGTATTCTAAAATTAAAATGCAGTGTTTTGAAAAACTTATAGAGCCTCCTCCAGAGAACCCGTTTGTTGTTTATCCACAGAATAGCTTTTTTGGGAACAACCAACCTATAACTGAAGATTTGGTTCAAATCTATATGAAATGTCAACGTCATTATCATGCATTTTTACGATTTGCAAATATTGTTCGTTACCGTAATAGTAAAGTAAAAAATCATGGTGACTTAATGATGACACCTATATCAGAAAATGATAAGAGTGTATATCCCATTGTAAATGGTTCAACAAAGTATTTATTTCGTGTTTATGAACTTCGTCAGATAATTGTTTCATGTATTGGTCATACCGAAGATTATTTTCCAAAATTATTAATGTTGAAAAATCCTTACAATAACGACAGATTACGAGATCATCACTTGTATAATTTTTATTTTTATTTAAAGACAAATAACTATCCAGTTGATGAACTATTTCATGCATATTTTTTGAGTGAATTTAGTGATGATGAATATATTCAAAAATATGAAATATTAATTCGTGATAGGGCTATTGAAAATGCAGTTAAGACAAGCGACCACGATAAACTTTATTTTATGACACTCCGAATGTTACAATATTATACTAAAGAGGTTCAACCAATTAAGATATCTTGTGGATTTCCAAAGAAAAGGTTGGTTGAGATAATGCGTCCGTATCTATTGCTTTACTATTATCAGTTGTATTATGCACAAGATTTTCCTAAGAGATATGATTCTGAAGAGGAGCTTAGGAAGAAATTATCACAACTTGCTATTTATAATGCTCATTTTGGACAAAGAACTGTTGTGAGAACAAATGAAGATACAAGTATTAGTACCATTCGTTATAATTGTGGAACACCAAACTTTTATAAAGGTTTTCATAACTCAATAAAAAACAAAGAAGATGAATACATATGTATTACTGTTCATCAAGATAGTTATTATACTAAAATGCGTAAAATAATTCAATCTAGAACCCGTCAGTCTTTTACTCCGACACGCGATATTCGTGGATATGAAGATGAAGATGATTATGAGTTCTATGTATCGAGTTATTACAGACCTATTGGTCGAAGACGTGGGCCTCCATTCTTGCGTTCGTTTCTTAACGATAATGATACGGAAGTAGATACGGATGAGAATGATAGTTCAAGTGATACTAGCGAACATGATGATAATGAAGATGATACACCAAGTATATCAGAACCAAATGTATCACAAAATACTGAAGTTAATGAGATAGTAACTAATTCTGACATAGAACCTAGACAAGTTGTTCCATTTCCATTACCACCATTTTCCCCAGCAACTACAGAGAATGAAGAACAAAATACAAGTTTTGTCCGGGTGGTCAATAATACACTACGTCAACAAATATTCAATCTTTATAATGAAGATAATTCACCACGATTAATACCTCACCTTCCTATTGAAACAAATATTTTAGGACAACCCGATTTTATTCGACATCTTTTATCTAGCCAGGTAAACCAGTTACCTTATGTATCTAGAATAGTTCATGATATTTCTGAAGAGGAACATATAAATCCTATTCACGAGAGTGGTGATGTGCAAGTATCTGGAGTATCTATTCAATCTATACACCGCGAAAATAATAGTGAGGATGAAAGTTCGGATTCTGATGATGAAAATGATGTAACTGCAAATATAACAACGTTAAATGTAAACGAAGTTTTACCCGTTGATGATGAAGAGACGCGATTTGATTTTGGAGATACAGAAGTAAGCCCTACTGAAACAAATACATCTGTTACATTCGGAGATTGCATCGTGAAAGCATACACAGGTTCTAAAGATGCTGGATATAATCTTGAAATAACACATAGTTTTAATACAAAAGAAAGTGCCGAAAGATTTTATAGTTCACTCAGTCTTGTTTGGTATACTAGAAAAGAGATTGATTACACGACGCAAACAACTATTTCTGAGACAACATTAAATGTAACTGAGGTTGACAATGTATCTAATACTGAAACTAACACAACTGAAATAAACGAAGAAGGTAGTGATAATGATATGAGCATTCAGACAGATAGCACACTACATGAAACAACCGTAAATAATGTAAATGAAACTAATAATGAAGAAGACGAAGAAGATGAAAATGATGAGGAATTAGTCACCAGTTCTCTTCTTACATATGGAGTTCCTCCTGGTGCAGACGAATATTTAAAAATGAGATTTGAAGAGATGCGTCGTGACGAGTATTTAAGTAGAGGATTTACAGAAGAACAATATGAAGAGGCCAGGGACGAATGTGAATATGGAAGTGATGGTGAGGAGGGATTTTAATTTTAAATACATTGTAATGAGATAAATACAATGTATTTTATAAGTGGTATTGTTTAATTTGATGTTTTATCGTGGTTGTTTATTTAATAATCCTTGTTCTCGTCCTCATTTCCTTCAACCATGTTTTCACATCCTCCCTTTTTCTTAAACCCCTCTCTTGCGGGGAGGGAACGAGAACACATACTGTAAAGAAGACGGATAACAAAGAAGTGAACTGCAATAGCCAACAATTGAATGAGCTTGCTTCCCATGTGGTTCATCATGAAGCTTCTAAAGTTCTTGATGTGGTGAATACCAGAAAGAAGGAAATCAGCGACAGTAAGAACGCCGATGATAAGATAAATTACCATCAAGTAGTAGAAATAATCGCAATATCCGCGATGAAAGTCGGGTTGAAGCACTGCGTTGACACTGTTCATAATAGTATATACTATAGATAGACAAAAAAGTTATTATTTTTAAGTCTATTCATTGTCTTCTTTCTCAGTATCATCCATAATTTTAGTACTTGTTTCTAATTTTACTGGCTTTTTTATAAGTATTTTTTTCTTTTCTGGATATTTTGAAGCCTGAGACTGCTCTTTTGCAGAAAATGCACTAAATGGTTCCATTTCAACTATTTTATTGTAGTCGTATTCTTTTGAATACTCAGTTGTCATATAGGTTGGATTGATTGTATCAATACTATTTTTATTTCCGTAACCAGTATCTGTGTATGGTACAAGATTGTTAAAATATTCATTTTTCAAAGAAGATTGTGATACAATTACTTCGGTATCATAAATGTTAAAATCAATATCAGTAATGCCTAAAAATTGTGTGGTATCAAGAAGATATGTCCTAATACGAGTGTATCGTAATAATTGGTCTGCTATTTTGTATACATATACTGTTTCATTGTCTATACTAGGTGTAATCAAGTTGTTCTTAGGTATAATAAGCACGCACTGAAATAAATCTGCACCGCCTACTTGCTCTTCTTCTTCCTCTTCTTCTGGTTCTTCTTCCTCTTCCTCTTCCTCTTCCTCTTCCTCTTCCTCTTCCTCTTCCTCTTCCTCTTCCTCTTCCTCTTCTTCTGGTTCTTCTTTCTCTTCCTCTTCCTCTTCTTCTGGTTCCTCTTCCTCTTCCTCTTCCTCTTCTTCTTCTTCTGGTTCCTCTTCCTCTTCCTCTTCTTCTTCTTCTGGTTCCTCTTCCTCTTCCTCTTCTTCTGATTCTTTCTTAATATTATCATCTAAAGCAATACCCGTATTATTTCGTTCTTCCATAATACAAATTGGATTACGTTCACTACATGTCGCATTATCAGCATTTATACACAAACTTACTGTATTGAGTGCATTTAAATCAATGTCCTCTTTGAAACGAATATAATTTTTAATTAATTCTTTGATAAGACCAGTTATGGTATCAAGTTTTTTAGAATAAACAATCATATTAGATTTTATAGTGTTTTCTATTTGTTCGCGTATTTCTAGATTTGTATAGTCATGTAACAAGATACGTATCGTGTTGCGGAATGCATTAAAGAAATTAGTTTCTAATTTGATTTTATTTACATATTCTTTTCTCTCTGTATCTATTGATTTGTTGTCAGATATGTTTATATCTATATAACTTTTTGAAGGACTACTGTTGTCTCTTGTGTATCCCTTATGGCGTATAATTGGTATGTCATCATTTACGTTGCTTAATTCAAATGGTTTGTTTACAAGAACAACTTGGTTGGTTAGAGTAATTACACCAACAATCATTTCATCATCAACAAGTTTAAATGATGGAGACAATGGAATACGACCCTTGGTATGATATACAACTTTATTCATAAACTCGATTGTTTCATTATACCCTTTATAAAGACTATCATCATCAATAAACGTATGTTGTATATCGTTCGTTAATTTATTTCCAGATGGATAGCATGGTATAATACCAACACCTTCGCCTATCTTAACTTCAAGTGCAACGGTCTTATATGAATAGTTAAACACATGACGTAAAACTTCAACTGATATACTTTTAATTTGTGTAAGTAATTTGAGTAGTGTTTCCAATAAGATAGGTGTTTTAAAGTTATAATCACGACGTAGACTTGGCATAGGTGTACATTTGTTTTGATAGATCGGATTAATTACTTTGTCGAGTAGTGTTATTATTGACTTAGGTGTCATTTCTCCCAAAATCATCGGTGTTGAACTTTGTTCGTGTGCAAAATATTTTTGAAATACAATAGAGTTTGATGATTTTTTAAGTGAATACAGAGGTTCGTATATATCATCTCGTTTAATTAAGATTACACTTGGTTTATCGCGATTATAAACTAAACTTGAGTAATGATTAGTGGGACATATAATTTCAACTTTTGTTGTTCCATCATCTTCTGGAATATCTAGAATAATAAGATTTATACCCTTTGGATGAACATCATGTATTTCACTATCGCATATAAAATCCCAAAGATATGTATGGTCAATATTCGTTGTGTTTACAATTAAAAATGCCTTGAAATTATCAAACGCTCTTGCTAATTTTCTAAAACTTTTTTCGTTTGTGGATGAATAAAGTTGTGATGACTTATATGGTTCAATATCCTGACTATCGATATTAATATCTGTATAAAAATCATTCACTAAGTTTCCATTTTGATATTTTGCAAATCGTTCAATTGTAAGCTTTGATACAAGATAGTCTTTGAAATCTTTTAAAGTTTTTCTATCGTTTGGATCGTTGTAAAACATTACGTCCGCCATGGCAGATAAAAAATGTTGAGGGTGATTTTTACCACTTTCCGTTTCTACGCCATGGCGTAATAATACAACAATATCTTCTTTTATTTGCATACGTGGTAAATCAGCAATGTAATCACTTGAGTATTCTTTGACAAGATACTGGACTTCAATAGGTAAAAATCCCCACCTTCCTAAATGCACAGGAGTAGTTGCTTGATCAAGAATATATAGTGCATCACCCTTTGGCTGTGCTGGCTGAAATACATTTTCTTCTATATCTCTTGTCTCTTCATTATTGGTTTCTGTGTCTTCTTCCTCAATATCTTTCATACAGTTCATATTTGTTTTAATGCGTGCATCAGGACGTGATAACTTACCATTTTTGTCTACATTAAACTTAAAACAACAAGGTAAACATTTTCCTGTTGGGTGTTTATCACGTGGTAAAAATGATGGATAGTTGGCAAGATATTCTCCTGTTTTACTTGCAATACGATTTTGTCCTGTAAACTCGAATACAAAGTTTCCATCGTTTTTAATAGTTTGACTTCCACGTGGAATAATACCGCCACATGTGGGGTGTTCTAATACAGGTTGGCCTTTTTCATTTACAATTGGTTCTCCATTTTCATCAATTTTTTGTCTCATTTCGCTTGGATGAATATAACTATTTGTTTTCATACACCAATACCTTGGACATGCATATACATTTCTTTTTTCACGACTTGAACCATATGTAACAATAAAACGGTCGTCTAGTTGAGTTTCTTTCTCGATAATAGCTTCTTGTTCTTCTGTCGACAATGAAGAAAACTCGTCTTGTCCATATTTATCAATAATAACATTACGTTCATGTTCAACATTATTTTTGTATTCATCAAGTGACATGAGAACAGGTTGTCGTCCATAAGCAGAGTCGCATTTTGTAGAGTACTTTACGAACTTTTCCTTTCCATCACCTTTTGCCAAAAACAAATCCCTGTCTGCCTCTTCCATGATTTTTACAAATGGATTTGGTTTGGTTAAACGCATACCTATAATATTAGATACTGTTTCACCTCCACGTTTTGAATATTTTCTATTTTTATTACGTGAACCACCTTCCATATCTTCATCTTCTTCATCGTCGTCATAATCATCATAATCTGCATAATCATCGTCACTTCCGTAAATAAGGTCAAGAGCATTCACAGTTTTTGTCTCTTCATCTCCTTTATACATAAGTGGTTGTGCATTATCAACTACTTGAACCTCATCGTTTTCAATAACAAGTTCTTGTGTGTTAACAATATTTTTATCACGTGCAGATAACACATCATCTTTATTTAAACTTTCATTTTGTGTTAGACTGCATACTGGTTCTAAGTCTTGAATAATACTGGTCAAATCATTGTATGATACAGAGAGGGATATTAAACTATTGATGTATGTTTCAAGACATTGAATATAGAACATATTGTCAATACCAGAAACTTCTATACGTATTTTTCTCTTTGTTTTTAGCGATTTTTTTGTTATATCTGTGATTTTTACTGGAAATCCTGGATTGGAACGTATACGTTTTGTTTTAGAACCAATTCCTCCAGTATCAATCGTGAGATGTGTTGCAACACGTGCAATAATCTCTCGTGCCTCATTCTCATCTATATCGTGTGCTTCCATTAGGTTTTCAAGTAATGCGTCACCCTGATAACCCTCGCGTCGTTTTACTTGTTCAATAACAAATGCCTCTTTACTAGTCATTTTATTAAAGTTTGAAACCTTTTTATAACGCATATTCGCTCCATCGCGACCAGATACATTAAATGAGTTGATAATAAATGCAGGCGTTAAACATTTTTGAACATTTTTGATATCAAAATCGGTCTCATAGTTTTTTATATGCACATCATAACCATATTTTATATGTAAGATATCAATATTTTGTTCATATAATCCTGAAAAAAGATTAAACTTATAACCACTGTCAGATAAAAAGTCGGCAATTTGTTTCATGAAGGGATTTGCATAACGTAGTATAAAGTCGTTCACTTGTGTCAAAGAGAGAGTATTTGGTGAATTAATATTTATAATCATATCACCATTTTCTTGAAACTCGCAAACAAACTCAACATCAGGCGACTCTTCTATTTGAATATATGCTGCAACAGATTTTGATTTACCAATATTGGAAGATAACTGCAGTGTTTTTGTTTTTGTAAATGAAGGAATAACGCGTCGATCTTTTGTTTTTTGTTCACCAAATAATCGGTACATTGGTTCTCGTTGAATACCTGGATTTAATTTGGTAAAAGGAATATTTTTATCTACATGGATGAGTTTAAAAATAATATCAAGAGGAGCATTGATTTCAAATGATTGTTGGATTGCAAATCTAATTTCCATAATTCCTTCTGTGTCATATTCAAACATATCCATGTTTCTCTCTTTGGTTATTTTTGAAACATTGTGCAACATGTCTTCTTTTGTATACATGTTTCTTGTTGTTTCAGATATTAGGTTATTTGTTTCGCTCATGATATTGCTTCTTTTTTCTTGCAAATGATTAAGTGAAGAAATCTCATTATTTGCAAGTGAAGGGAAATAAACACTTAATAGATATTGTTCATTTAGTGGATTATCAAGCTTTGAGTGATACTTTAATACATCTTCTGCAGTTGATACGTATATAATATTATCTACAATAATACCATTGTCTAAAAGAAGATTACTATTCATAGTGCTTGTAGCATTTGTGCTAGCGGTATAGAGAAGATTATCAAAATACTTCATGTCAAATGGATTATATGGAAATGGATAGTGTGAATCAATCAAAAACAGTTTTTGTCCTAACATTCTAACTACATTGATATTTTTATCAAATAGATCAAGTTTGAGTAAATCATCATAAGAGTAATACTCTTTATTGTCGTTTAATATAATTTCCGTGTTATCGTTTGCAAATAAACCCTTTATATTTTGTAGAGTGTTCTCTAATCGTTGGTTTGTTAAAACAACCCTGCGTTTCTGTGTTAATGTATTATACATGTCCTGTGGAAACATTGTCTCTGATTTCATACAAAATAAAAATAATTCGTCTATTGACATTTCGTTTACTTCTTCCATATTTATCAGTTCTATTAGGATTTTTATTTTTATTGACAATATAGTATCGTCTAGGTAGATAGTTTGTTTACTGAAAAATACATCTGTATTTTCACTCTTAATACGTTCTAATTCTTCTTGACTAAAAATAGACTTTCCTGTTGCACTATCTAAAAACCTTTTATTGTTTGGATCCGTTATAAAAAGTTCTTTTAAATCTGTATCATTATCCCCGTAAAATACAATGACTTTGCTAGGTGATGTTTTATCACCACCCTTCACAAGGTGCACTTTATAAATATTATTTATACGGTTCATATATATTTTACAAATATTATTATCATTATATGTTGACTAATTTATAACTAATAGTGTATTGTATTTTATATTTGTGTAATATATATATAATAGTATTATGGCAGTTTTAAAAGAGATTACATTATTATTAATTGCATACTCTATTGCATTTATTATCTCCACAACATTAATCGTTTATATTCTCCACATTCCTACTTTTATAACAGGACAACAAAAAATGGTGAATGAGTATTATTATGACAACTTTCTAAGCAGTACTTTACTTGATTATTTCTTAGTATTCGCATATTTACTGGTTGCACAATGTGTTATATATGGGTTAAATGCAAACTATATTGCACATAGATTAACATTAGTTATTGTTACCACTTTATGTATTTCTGGTGGTTTTTATCTATATTTTAAATCAAAGCCATTGGATAAAACAAGCTTTTTTTCACGATGGTTTTATAATGCAGGATTTAGTGCTGTAGTTTATGATATTGTATTGCTTACCGTAACATATAGTGTTTTAATGGTGTCACTTGTGAAAACAAAAGACCGATTAAAAGAATGGTTAGGTTAAAGAAATATATTCAGGTAATATAGGTAAAATACTATTTCCTCAACTACATTGATATAATGTCTTATGACCGTAACGAAAAACGCTCGCGCAGTGATAGTATGGGAGAAATAGAAGATGGAAAACAACAAGAATTAGATGAAAGATACTATAATGTAGTCATTTCGTATATAAAAAGATTACATATATCCCGTGCTATTTCTTCAAAGTTTTATATAGATATGTTAGATAATGGGACGGTTGACTTAATAGTAAGAAAAAAGAAGAAAGAAGGCATTGAACACATAGACAAAACTCGCCACGAAGAGAGAATATGCAAAAAATATATTAAAATGAACAATGTGATTACCATATCTAGTTGGTTAAGTATGTTTTCTAGCGAAGAACGAACGAACCGCCAATTACAACGTATATCACCTCCATGTCACAAAATATGTGACTATATTGCATTGTATATTTCAAAGTTTATTTAAAATAATATGGTTATCGGGTAACATATTATACTATACGTATAATACGTTATTCACTCGTTGAATATTTATATATCATAATAAGGATTATCTGATATGCTCATTCCGCAATAGGGTTGGTTTTTCTTTTTGTAGTCAACTGGATTATACATATTCATTTTTTTTGCCTCGGTTAAGATAAATTTAAAATTGTCCCAAAACTCTTTTTTATGACCTACAGAAACAGACATGACATGTGATAGTTCGTGAAAATATACAAACATGAGTGTGCTTTCATCAATAAGTGTTTCGCTGTGTTTTGTTTTTGATAAACAAAATGCTAGTTTTTCACCCTTATTTTCACTATACGCAGTTAACTCACTAGTTGGTAATGTTTCTTGAACTTTTTTAGGGTTAAACCCCTCTTTTAATCGTTTTACACGAGCATCATTGGGATATTTTTCATATAATTTATTTACAAACTCTGTTGCGTTGTTTGTTGTTTTTGCTAAAAGATTTGCAGCTTCTTTAATATGCACTCTGTTTCTTACACAGTATTTATGTCCATCTTTGGTAGCAATGATACACTTTAAGTTAAATAATTCACTTTCTGAATATATTTTAAGACTAAATATAATGACAAACCCAAATAGAACATAAAATAATAAGTCTTGTTTTAGTAACGTTGTTAACATTCTCAAATTATACTTACTAGTTAATAGCAATTGCCAGTACTATATGTTTGGATTTTATATTGTATCTATTTAATAACTAAATAATTCTTTTATGATTATCATTTATGAGATAGTTACTTCATAAATGATATTAATGATTATTCTTAGATTTTATTTAAGCACAAACACCTTGACGGCCAGTATCGGGCTCAATAGTAGATTGGTTCCAAGGACCATTGTAACTGCGAGGGTTGGGCTCTTCTCCACGAAGTTGCAAGTTAGCGTTTCTTAAAGGAGCATCACTTCCAGAGCCTCCAATGTGGTGTCCAGCGTCTAATAAAGCGGCGTTGTTTCCACCGTTAGCAGTAGGAGCCATAGAGGCAAACTCGTTGTTACTGTCCTTAGGAAGAAGGTCAGCAGGGTTAGTGATAGGAGCAGGAGCACTGCTCTCACCGCTTACGTTTGCAAAGTTATCAACACCTTCATCATTGGAGGGAGCTGACTCAGGACCGGGAGCAGGTGAATCACTATAAGCACTAGCAGAACCACCCAAGTTAGCGTTACCTTCACTTCCACCTAAAGCTTTATTATTAATGTAATCAGCAAGAGTACTAACTGCAAAGGCAGATAATAGCAAAATAATGATAACACCTAGACCGTAGTCTGACATAAGTTTTTTGAAACTGGCCATTATATAATTTGCGAACAAATAAATTTGTTAGGATTGTGTGTATTATAGTATTGCAATGAAGTATGTTTTATAAAGAAAGATAACTTATTCCTAAAACATTATTAATCTACATATCTGAAGCTAGTTCAGCGCTATTCTTTTTATCGGGAAAAATATCATTAATATTTGTAACATGAATACTATCATCCGGTTCCAACATTTGATTAGTTTGTCTGTTTAATACTGGTGGTTCAAGGCCAAGACTTGCAAGGTCTAGTTTACTAAGCTCATCGATATCAGGAACGGATACTTCTCTAGATTGGATAACACTATTCATATCTTCTTTTTGTTTAATATCTTCATCTGTCTTTTTGGTAAATATTTCCCTATATTCAACCATACTCTCGATTGGTATAGAAAATACAACTTCGGTTAACTTTGCATTTGTATCCATAACGTAAGACTGCAGTTTAACAAAATCATTCTTAAAATCGTTTATTCCATTTTGTATATCAGTGACTGATTTTTCTAGATTTTCAACTTGTTCATTGTCAACTTGTTTATTGTCTTCAATATTTCTTAATGGTTCTTTATTATTTTCTAAATTATCAAGACGGGTTACAAGAGAATCAAAAACTTTTGCATCAACCAAATACTTATTCTCAGTTTGTTGGCCAAATGCACGTGTTTCTTGAAAAGATGTTTCCATCTCATTCATACGTTCTTCAACTATGTCTAAACGTTTCATAATCATTTGAAGTGCTTGGGGGATAGTTAATTTTGTAGCGGATTGTTGTGACCCAACATCTGTAGTATTATTTTGTTGTTCGGAGAATGGTGTAGCAGGATTAGGACTATTTAGACCAGCCTTTTTATTTTTAGCTGAAGCAATCGCTTTAGATGCACTCATATACTGTATATAAGATACTTGTATTTAATATAGTTCTACTAATTAAAATATTAATACGTCTGTATTTATTTCTTTAGGTACTTCAGATGACTGATATTGATATTATTGGCGGTAGTCCTAATGAGACATTTGTTCAACATGTCTTCAAGTTTGACGAACAATCTAAAAAAGAAATGATGAATGTTATTCAATATACAATTATTGCACTTTTTCCCGTAGTTTCTCTAAATAAACTTATGCAGAAGTATGTTCCCGAAGCAGACGACGAAAAAGGAAGTGTAGAACTTTTAGCAGAAATTGTTATTCAACTTATTATTATGTTTGTTGGTATTCTCTTAATTAATCGTGCTGTTACTTTTGTTCCAACATACAGTGAAATGAAATATGAACAGTTTTCTATTATTCATATGATACCCGCAACACTTATGATTATTTTAAGTTTACAGACTAAACTTGGTGAGAAAGTCAGTATTTTATATGACCGTGTAGAAGAGTTAATTATGGGAAAGAAAGAAGGTTTTGAAGCGAAGGAAGATGCGGGATCGCAAAATAAGGTTAAGAGGCAACCTACACCTTTATCTGGTGCAAGATCTCCAGGCGAACCTGGCAACCCTAGTATGCCAGTTACAAGTCCAGGCATGCCAATGTCTACGCAACCTAGTGGAACCACTGGTATTAACAACTTAAGACCCGAGCCTCAATCAGAAGCCATGGGAAACCAACAACCACCATCCATGGAAGCATTTGAACCCATGGCTGCAAATGATGCATTTGGCGGAGGTTCTTTTGGATCTTTGTGGTAAATAATTACATATAATTCATATACTATATGTAATTAGCAGTTAAATAATAGTAATAATATACAAGTAACACGGTAACTAGCTTAGACAACTACACTATATCATATAGTCTTATCGTATAGTACAGTATAGTTACTATAGTTAAATAATGAGTTATACAACAGACTTGCTAAAAACAGCATGTGAAAATGAAGCAAACACAAACATTCTTAATTTTACTAATGACAAAATTATAAAAGTTAAAGTAGATATTATTAACGAATTACCTATCAATCATGAAGCAAAAGTCGAAATAATTAAAAAATTACAAGGTTATATCTATGTAGATGAAATACACGAGTTAAAAAATGGAGCATATTTAAGATGGCTAGATATGCGAGACATTGAAAATATACGATTAGTCTCAGGAGCATTTTTTTGTGAGCTGGTTTTTACTGATAGTAATAGTTGTATGCGTATGAAAAATATTCGAGGTCGTCATTTTGAAGTTAAAATGGACGATGTTATTCTGTTTCAAAAGTTGAATGACCAAGAAAAGGTTATTTTGGCTGCATTATCTTACATGTCAAAGTAATATAAAATAATGGAAATATACAAATATTTAACGTCTAGATTTTTTTGGAGATTTGCGTGTTTTTTTACTATTTTTATTTTTACGCATTTTTTTCTTTAAAGTGACGCTTCTTTTCGGTTTTTTACATGCAAAATTACCACGTGCAAAACCTTTATTGTTGATAACTGTTTTAGTGCATACGCCAACGGAAGTTTCATTTTTAACATTATTTTTTGATTTCATATTTTTACGCACTATACTTCTAATACATCCGCATAATTTTGCAGTAATTATCTTTTCTGCTTCTAATTTCACTTGATTAGATTGTTTTGGTACTGGGAGATTATAGTACCGGAGAATATCTGCATACTCTTTCGTTGTTAAATCCCTAAACGCCATTAAAATTAAGAGTTAAATGTTTCCCTAATGGGCGAATAGTTTATTTATATAAATTAGAAAAGAAAATAGATTATACAGATAATTTAAGTTTATTTTATAGAATATTTACTATTTAATAAATAAATCATAAATTAAGTATACTTTTTATTTCTAGTATAATGTATATTCTTTATACTAATTATATGAATGATACGGGGGAATGCAAATAAATACGTTGTATTTGATTTAGATGAAACAATTGGTCATTTTGTTTTGATCAGAAATATATGGGATTCATTGCACCGATTTATTACATATAATGATATCAAATATAAACTAACACAATATGATTTTAACCTATTATTAAATGAATTTTTAGAATTATTCAGACCCGGAATACTATCTATTTTATTATCTCTTAAAAAAAAGAAATTACAGGGATTATGTAAAGGTATTATGATTTACACAAATAATCGTTATTCAAAAGATTGGGTGCATCGTATAACGGATTTTATTGAACAAAGACTTGGTGGAGATATTTTTGATAATATTGTTCTTGCGTTTAAATTAAATGGGGAAATACAAGAGCCATGTAGAACTTCAAAAGACAAGAAATACTCAGATTTTATTCAATGTTGTCGTATACCACAAGATGTGCAAATAGAATTGTGTTATCTAGATGATGTTTTTCATCCAGAAATGGATATTGCAAATGTTTATTATCTAAAGGTTAAACCTTATGTGCATTGTTTTTCACATCAAGAAATTATGAATAGATTATTTCGAGTAAAAACAATATGTAAAATCTTATATATTAAAGATAATAATGAAAAGGTGAATGATAAACATAGAGAGATGTTTTCTCAGTATATTCAAAAATATTTGTCTATGAAAAATGTATTATGTGAACAAAACCATCCTGTTGATTATAACATTGATAAACTGATTACAAAAAGAATGGTAACTCATATTCATGTATTTTTTACCAGATTTTTTCCAGGGTATATAGATATTGATGATGATACAAGTTCAAGTAGTTCAAGTAACAATTAATTTCTTTTTTATTAGATAATAAAGAAGAAATAAAATATATAAGTATTATGGACTCAACAAATAATGAAAGGTTTAAAATAAGACAAATAAAAGAACCAGATTATTATGGAGGATATTTAAACGTTCTTAGTGATGGGTTTCAATTGGACACATCTTCTATAAGTGTAACGGATTTTCAGTTTTTTTTATTATCACAAAAAGGTGTAATTTTTGTTATAGAAGATACAGAAAAATCATTAGGTTATGGATACACAAATTATATTATAGCTTCTGCTACCGTATTTGTAGAACAAAAACTAATACATAATATGGGGAAAGTTGGCCATATTGAAGATGTTGTTGTATCTTCAGATTATCGTGGACATGGACTAGGAAAGCTTATTGTAAATAAATGCATTGATTATGCAAAATCCCAAGGGTGTTATAAATGTATACTCGATTGTGCGGAGGAAAATGTTGAGTTTTATAAAAAATGTAACAGTGAATTTCAGGTAAAGGGTGTAGAAATGGCACTATACTTTTAATTACTTATACATTTATATTTATGCTCCCAAATAATAGATTTTACAGTTGCAGACCATCCTTTTTCTTCGGGACAAAACAACCATAATGATATTGTTTGTGGGCTACCCTCTTTCACATTTTTTCTATTTTTATTCATTTCATGTCCATTGATATTAAATGTATAGGTATCTCTATTTTGAGCATTTTTATTGCCTTTTTTCTTTCGTTGTCTCATTATAGTACATGCTTTAATACATTTTCCATTGTTTATCTGGTATCTTATATGAACCTTTCCAGTTGCACCTCTGTTTTGATCAAATGCTATAATTTTAAAACAAATATTTGTAAGTACATATTTATTTAAATCAATACTGGGCACATATTTTTCAGGTTGTATGTCTTCGGATGCTATTTTAATACAAGGATATTCATTACCTGAATCTGATACACATGTTGGGCGTGTGTTAGACAATATATGTCCCTTTGATACATTTTGTGTTTCTATATTATCATCTAAATCTTGTTTATTTTCTCTAGGCACTCCTGCATTCATTTGAGGGTTTCCTTCTATATATTTCATAATCAAGCTGATATTAGTTGGATTACTATATTTTGGTGGTTGAATTTTTTGTATAACATTAAAAGCATTTAACTTATCTTGTGCATCTTGTTCTTCTTGTTTATTTGCCTGTGATTGCAAATCATGAAATTCTTGTGTATATTGTGTAACATCTGAATGATTTTTCTCAGCAAGTTTAATTTTTCTTTTAGTTTCAAGAAGTTTAAACTCTACTTCAAGTCTTTCTCTCTTTTTTGAAAAGGATGTTTCTTGTAAGTATTCAGTATATTTTTCAAAAAAAGTTTGTGCGTTGTTAAAGTCAATATCCTTTGAAACATTTATTTGAGTATTATCAGCCCTGTTTCCCATAATATTATCATCATTATTTTCTTCGTTGCTATCATCAGCACTATCATCTGGGCAAACATTTTTTGTAAAAATACATAAATATCTATTAAGCCTAGAACCACGACTTTTTTGTTTTGTTTTACTTGAAAATGAATAATACGTATCATCATTAATTTCATCTGGCGATAAATAACTATACATTACATCTGGTAAATCGTTTAGTTCTGCAATTGATATATGACTATCACCTTTAGTTGTTCCTCTATTATCTATATCATCTACAATCTGAGATATTCCATCTTTAAAAGTTTTTTTAATTTTCCATTTATCAATAATATCGTCTCCAATTTCACTATTTAATAACATGTATAAATTGTCTTGGATTATGTTACTTGGTAATGAACTATCATTAAGTTGATTTTCTCCTGATAACATCCAAGCTTTTCTAAGAACAGGGTGTCTTATTCTTTGTGCACTGCCAAAAATAGTTCTTTTAAGTTCAACAACTTTTGGCAATAACTCTTCTATCTCTTTAAAATGCTTACGAAGTCTTTGTTTTACTGTTGATGGCTTTTTAAATTTTATATATAATTTAAATAAAGGTCTTAACTTATCACAAAACGAATTATTCTCGTAATAAAGATCCCCTAATAGATTAAAAAGGTCTTGGATAGGCGATAATTTAAGTTTAATTGTGTCTATCTGTGAAAATTTTAAATTGTTATACTCAAAGAGTTTATTATAGTTATTATCATTATTATCTTCTTCACTATTACGTTCAAATACACTTGATAACATTTCTAATGCTATGCTTAGACGTGTTAACGCTGTCATAAATGGAGGATATTGATCGTCCATCATAACTTTTATTTCAGAAATATCTTGTGCCTGTCGTTGTATTGTTTTAACAAAACTCACACATTCAGATACACTTGATACTACAAGATCTGCCATAAGTTAGGCTATATTATATGATGGTATAATATTCATATATTCCAACTACTAGGAATGTATGAATATATGTTTATTTATTGGATATGAATATATTACTCCCATTGTTGTTTATGTGCACTATACCTGGGTGATGCACTATAACTAGGGGTTGATGTTTGTTTGATAGGATACTTTCCTACTTGAATGACTTCATTATAAACTTCTTTGTACTTATCAGTTCCCTTGTCAAGAGAGTTTAAATTAACTAGGTTCATTAATGCTTTGTCTAAGTAAATGTTCTCACGGAAAACTTCATCAACAGATGGATTTTTTACTGCTTCGTCAACAATTATCTTATTTGTATTATAATCCTCATACTTATTTTCACGAATAAACATGACAGGAAACTTCATATAAAAAGGTAGATTTGTAATCACTCTGTTGAATAAGTCTCTATTTTCATTTGCCAACTTTTCAGTTACACATTGGGTTAATACAGAACTTATCCCTATGTTTTTATGATATATTTCAACACAGTGAGCTAAGTATAGGTTTGATAATATACCAGCCATGTCTGCAGAAATACTTTGTTCTCGCTTTAGTGCACCTCCTTTTAATGCAATAACATTTGAAAGACATGCAAAGTACGTTGTCTGTCGCTCAATAATTGATTTTGTGGTAAACATTTCAAACCAAGATTTTAGATATAGATTTAGACTGTGACTAACTATTTTAGCCAAGTGTGTATTAAATGACTTAATGTCATTTTCAGTAATAGAGTGAAGAATATCAGATATATGAGGATGACTTTTGTTTAATCCCTGACCAAAGATAATTAAATTACGAGTAAGAACGTTGCTTCCTTCTACCGTAATTCCAATAGGAACATTTTTATAAAACTTTTCTATCATATTGTTCTCACCTTTACATATACCCGAACCACCATAAATATCCATAGCATCGTTTACAACTTGTCTACCTCTTTCAGTTGACTGTTCTTTCATAATTGCACTTATTACTGAAGGTCTTTCACCACTATCTAAAATCTTATTTGTCACATACACACTTGCATGTATAATCCATGTGTTATATATCATATTTGCTAACTTATTACGAACTCCTTCCATTTGAATAAGTGGGCGTTTAAACTGAACTCTATGTTGTGTGTAAAGCATCATTGCAAGCGTCGATACTTTAGACGAGGCATTTGCCGTAGCTGGTAAACAAATGCCTCTTCCTGCTGCTAAACACTCCATTAACATTTTCCATCCTTTTCCAATATTATCTTGACCACCAATAACTTGAGAAATATCAATATCGATTGTTCCCTGAATTGTTCCATTAGGAAAACCTGTGTCAAGAGGATTATGATAATATGATTGTTCAAGACCTGGATGCCCTTTTTCTACAAGTGCAACCGTAACACCAGACAAATTGTTATCTAGTATGTTGTCGGGATCTTCGACAGAAAACGCTAGACCAATAAGATTGGAAACAGGAGCGAGTGTAATGTATCTTTTGTTTAACGTAACACGTATAACTGTTGAACCTGTCTCAGTTTTGCAAACACGACCCATATCAATCTGACCAGTCGCATCCGACCCATTATTTGGTCCAGTTAAACCAAAACAAGGAATACATTCACCTGTTGCTAGTTGTGGGAGATATAGTTTTTTTTGAAGGTCTGTTCCATATTCGTGAATAAGTTCTGCTGGTCCAAGAGAATTAGGAACCATTACAACAACACCAAGTGATGGACTTACAGATGTAATATAAGTAAGCATCTCTGACATTTCTTCAATGGTAGTTCTTTTTCCCTCGTATTCTTTATCTATTCCAAGAGCAAAATACCCATTTTCACCTAAGTATGCCAATGTTTTTTTACAAACATTATTTTTATCTGGATAGATTTGTTGACTAGGAAACTTACTAGCTAGTTCTTCTAGCTCAATCTGAGAAAACACCCTCTTTCTTAGACGCGGATATTTGTAGTCTTGATGATTAACCTTTCCTTGAAAAATATCTCTATCCATAGACACTGTTCCGCAATTAAGTGCGATTTTTTCAGTTTCTGTAATTGGAGGAATTATTTTTTTTATACGATTAAAAATACGTCGTTGCATAGAAGTTAGCATTGTTAATATGATAGTATCTGTGTCTTAAAATAAATTGAACCTGAAGACTGCCTTTGTTACGTTAACAACAAAGAAATCCTGAGTAATTCAGTAGTAATATATTACAATAAACTTTTAAGTCATAATTATGCCAAGTGAAAAAAAACCTATCCAACTTGGTCTATGTTGTTTAAACACACAACTTCGTGAAAAAAAGCCTCCTGTATTTATGTCACGTTCTGTCATTTTAAAAACATTAGAAACTAAAGGAGTTGACCATTTAAAAGAAAAAATCATACAAAACTTACAAGATATTCTTACTATGATTGATTGGAACGAAGAAAATGGTATTAGAGTTCTTCGTTTGAGTAGCGACTTATTTCCTCATAAATCAAACCCACGAGCAGAAGATTATACGTTTGATTTTGCAAAAGAGTTACTAGAGAAAGTAGGAGAGAAGGCAAGGTCTTTATCTCATCGACTTACATTTCACCCTGGACAATACAATGTCATTGGAAGTCCAAACGAAAACGTTGTAAATAATACAAAACTTGACTTAGGTTATCACGCACAAGTGCTTGATTTGATGGGAATGGGCGACGACTCCGTTATGGTCATTCATGGAGGAGGAACGTATAAAGATAAGCAGGCAACTATTGATAGATGGTGCAAAAATTATGAAGAAATGCCCGATAATATCCGTCGCAGACTTGTATTGGAAAACTGCGAAAAAAACTTCTCTATTGAAGATTGTATTGAGATTTCAAAACGCGTAGGTGTCCCCGTTGTTCTTGATACTCATCATTACGATTGTTATTGTCAACTTCATCCAAAAGAAACTTTTCAACCTCCATCTGAATATATTCCAGATATTCTTGCCAGTTGGTCAAGGCGTGGTATTAAACCAAAGTTCCATGTAAGTGAACAAGGAACAGGTAAATGTGGTCATCACAGCGATTTTATTGAAGTTATTCCTGACTATCTATTGGAAATACCTGAGAAATATGGCGTAGAGGTTGACATTATGATTGAGGCTAAAATGAAAGAACAGGCCATCTTTAAGTTATACGAAAAATATCCTTATCTTAACTGTAACGTAATTAATTAAATATTAAATATTAATAAAAATATATCTTATTAAAGGATATATTTTTATTGAACAAATAAATTGAAGTATTGACACACTATAATAACAAACCATAAAATGTCAAACCCAAATATAATAAAAGGCTACAAAGGAATAATGGACTTAGATCTTTCTACTATTCCGCCTTCTTTCCATAAAGAAACTGTTGCACAACATATAAAAGATATACAAGAATATAAAATGGACCAATTAAGTAGACCAGAAAGACTGCGCTATGAAAACACAGTTGTACGTGCATTTAAAACACAAGAAAAAATGTTACAGGCACAGCGACGGGTAACAAGAGAACAACAAGAAAAAAAAGAACAAATATACAAGAATAGGTTAAAGCCAACGAATATAATCCTATAAATTATAATGCATAATTTACAGCAATACCCGCAGTTTCCTTATGTTCTTTTACAATAGGTGTTTTTTCAATAATATTAGCAAGATACTTTGATATAATTGTAGTCGCAAATAAGAACATACCTGCACTAAACGCAACCTTTCTATCTAGTTCACTAAAATTTGGTCTAGCAGCGTAAGGATTAAATCGTATAATAAGAAACAAAGAAATATATAGTTGTGTTATTGTTCGTAGCATGTCTAGATATTGAGGTGCTAAACGCCACATCCCGATATAAGACACTACTAAAAGAGTGAGCATCAAATTATTCACTAAGTTAAATAAATAATGTTGTGTTTCATAAGTGTTCATCT